ACTTCAAATGCCCGGTCAACATGATCACTTGTGCAGCAAGATCTGTTAACTCAGCGGCTTCGTCGAAATATTTTAGCCAAAAAGACATATATGCATTTTCGTCGGGATCTGGGCTGTCGATCTGTTTGATACTTTCGTGATATTCTTCGCGGGCAGAATCTGGCAACATTTTCCACTGGTTGGCAGGGTGCCCAGAAAAAACTTTTTCGGTACGCGACAAAAAACTCAGCTGTATGATCGCTAACGACCCCGGTGGCAAGTCTAAGGAATCCCTTAACGCAGTACGGATTATCCGACGATTGCAAGATCCGGGCCATGCCCTATTAAGATACTCTACTTTGAAATGATCGGCGACGATCTCAGAATACATCGGGAATCCGGAATCCGGATGGAAGCTAAAACTACAACCGTTGACGTAGATCTTATTCATCTAGTAGATTCATATGCAGAGATACCAAGGCTGCATAACTCACGGCGTGACTTTTCTTGAAAGTGTAACCTCGGCTGTCATCACCATCCCAGACCGAATCAAACACTTCTTCCCACGGTAGATTCTGTAAATGTGCTTTGCCAGGACGTATGATCGATATAAATGCTGCCATCCTGGGTATACTGTCGGGTCTCATTGAAGCCAACAAAGAAGTATAGTTACCTACGTGCACCAACTGGGCCGACCAGGCAGGATCATTCCATAATCGATGCCAGGGAGGGTCACGAGTTAACATCTGTTGATAATGATCTTGATCGCGTATCAGTTGATAGACTGACATATTCAAGAAATCAATCTTGAAATATCCTCGTCGTTCGGCTTCCCCATAATCGATCGCTGCACAGCCCAGCAACGGATCTGTAGGTATGGCGGTGATATATATGCCCGAGTTGTGTTTCCTCGGTGTCCCTTCGTGCTGCTGGCGGGCCGGAATATGTTGGATCAGATCTAACACACTATTACGATCCGCAAAGTCGATATCGATATCTGCGCTCATTACCAACCTGCTTTCTTTAATATCTCCCGGGCATACTCAGCATCTGCGGCATAATCATGGAATTTCTTTTGCCAAAAATCAGTGTCAATCATGGGCCAAATCATTGCGATTTGCTCCTCATTGAGACTGCTCAAGAATTCCACCCCCGAGTCGCAGTTGTACAGTATCCAAGGACTGATCCGACCGGTAGTGATAGCATAACACACAGCATTGGAGTTTCCGTAACGTAGATAGTCTCGGTCAGTGGTGCCATTACGTTCTGCCCAGTCGATAGATTCTTCCAAGGCACGAGATAAGGCATCGGTAATATTTTCCACACGGAGATATTCCATGAGATATTCTGTGTAAATGCTATCCCTGCACCAATGATCGATTTTTTTATTCTGTCGTATGACCCAGTCAATGAATCTCGAGACGTTGACCGCACGTATGGCCTGGCAATACCGACCAAACTTGACAAACGCTCTATAGTAAGGACTACGAGCAAAGTCATCAAAGGTTTTCAACTTAGCTGATCCTTGAGTGACTTCATAGAAATGCAGATATGCCTGTAATCCTATCTGCACACCTGTTTCATTTTGTTCTTGGTAGCGTCTTTTGGGCTCGCAGACATGCACAGCGAGACTGTTTTCTCGCTGGAATGTTTTCTCACAATACCGACACTGGTATTCAGTCTTTGTCTGGGCTTCCGTGCTCACGTAGATATTCTCGGATCTCTTTCTTGTCGGTAATGGCAGCCAGAACTTCAATGTCTGCTATCTTCATCGTAGGATAGATTTCCATCAATGCTTTTTTGATTTCATTATTCCCGCTGTCTTTCTTCTTGGGAGCGATCCATTGATGCCGATGCACTCCCATATCAGGGCTCACTGATGTAGCCATGAGCCATTGTAGCTTAGGATGTTTGTTTACGGCAAAAAAATGCTTGTTGAGCCTTTCATTGGTGGCTATTACGTAGAACTCTTGTAGTTCTCTGCTACCTTGCACACTAGATCCCCATCGTATCATGAGATAGTTCGAGAATTTTTTACGCTCCTCGTCTGTGAGCTCATCATAGAAGTCGCGGTTCTTTTTGTCGAACTGCATCATTTCATTTTGTATGCTGAGCTTATCCATTGCGTTTCAACTGATTAATGGTTGATGCATGTGCATCCATCTTGGTCTTGATGCGGCGTAGTTCCACCTTGAGATTCTCGATCTCTCGTCGTTGTGAATCACAAAACTCTCTGAGATCCTTTATCTGTTGATCTATCTCGGATCTCGTGTATTGTTTTTCCGGTTCCGGGCCTGGCCCACTCTTTTCGTATTGTTCCATATCACCATGCCTTGTTATAATCGACTATCTCGCAATTCCTGCTGATGTCTTTGACAAAATACACGCATTCCGGTTCTGGGCCTTCTCCGATAGGGACGGCTAACATCTGACCATTTTTGAGTTTGGGTGCATACCAAGAAACTTCATGGTATACATCAATGATCTCGATGTTTAAAAAACTAGGGCGGAAGCTGGTAAGGGGGTTAAACTGGAATACTTTAAACCCTCGATCATTGATCGACGTCAGCGGCAGCATTTCAAGATCTCCAAGATCGGGCTCGCCGATCAACACTTGCCAATCCACTGGCATCTTAATGACATTATCCCCGATCTTCAACACTAATGCGGGTGCATTAAATGATTCTAAAAAGATCAACGGTATGTAATGATAGTCTGGGTTGCTAGGATCAGAGTTGTCAAGTATGGCAAATCGCATATCCTCAACTTCTTCGGGCAATGTATCAAGATCGTAGGGTTCGTTGTCTAAGGTTAGTATTCTCATGATATTATTATACACTATTTTTGATGTGCTGTAAACACTCGTTGCTAAAACTTTCCAAGATTTTTTCATCTGGTACATGGAACCAAGGAATGTCTTCTCCTTGCTGAGTATGTGCCCAAAGATCCAGGTGTATCCGGCGATCTTCGTATCTTATCAATTCATTTTTTAGGACGTTCTTGGAAAGTAGGTCACTGAGATCCGGATCGTACTGAAACCCACCAAGGCTCCAGCAAAAGGGCATGCACTTAGATTCCAGATATTGCAAAGTCCCTAATATCGTAAAATACTCTTTGATGATCTCGAAGTCCTGGCTGGCTGCATGTGCTAGATAGTCGAACCAAAATTTATTCTTTTTTTGATCTTGATAACAAGATGTATCGTATCTCGCAAAGTTATAATTTCTGATATTAGAATCACTCAAAACATCGGGACCCGAGACATTGATATTTTTATCAAATTCTGCTCGATTTGGAGAAGTAAAAAGGACCACAACAAAGTCCGGGTTCAATGACATTCCTTGATGCACTTGCATCTTTATCTGGCTGTTGGTGCTGCCGCCCAATGCTAGATTGGATATGCTATAGCCATGACTGCTTATTTTTTCAGACCAGTGCAGTCCCGGATAGTTGGGATCTGTTATGGCAAAACTATCCCCACAGATTAAAATATCTTTCACTGGACGATTTCCCCAATGTCATACCCGGGGCTAGCCAGGATGATTCCACAATCTCTCACCATCAACGATTTCCACCCCAAGGCCAACAACCAAATTATCACACCACCACATTTTCCTACCCAACAATCATTGAGCAAATACGTGTCGTCGCACATGACTATGCTACGATTACTCATGTGTGGAAGGCAATATGTCATCTGCCGCATATGCTCGAGCTGGCAGGCTTGATTATTCATAGTCAACCCAAATCGATTTTGGTATTCATGTTGCTGTTGTGCTATAGATTCATTGTATTTGTCAACATCCCAATTGTAATCAAAGTTGTCGAGATACAACAAAGAGATTTTTTTACCCAAATCCGGCAGTATGTTTCGGCACCAATCGCTGCCCACGGCATGTTGCCACACGATCGATGGATGCTGTATCCGCCGATATGCCGAAATATCAATATCCACGGAATACAAAGGTATGTTTTTCTGTTGTGCTAAATCTGCCAGAAACGCCGTGCTGCCTTCGTAACGATCACTGCCGATCTCCAACATGATATCCCCAGAAATACCATCAACATAGTCAACTACCCGCTGGAAGATCATGCCCATGCTAGGTGATCATCCACTCTAGTTTTTCTTGCGTGAACGGATAGCGTGCCTCTTTATAGTAAGCCTTGCGTTTTGTGAGGTGGCGTTTGGCAAATTTACAGGTGCTGGTGATATCCCAGATCTGCACGAAGTCTTTATCCTCCGCTTTACGAATCCCACGACCAATAGACTGAATGACTCTAACAAAACTTTTGCCAGGCTCAACAAGCACCAGATTAAAAATACGGGGAATGTTAATACCAACTGCGGCAACACCGTAAGTAGCGACAATGATCTTGTCTGTTGCCTCCGATACTTCGTCATAGTGTTCCTGCCTTTCTCCGGCTTTGGTGGCGCCCGAAATGAATACCGCATTGTCTAATCTAGCAACCAACTCTTGTCCAGCGGCCACACGATCCACCAGCACCAAGGTATTTCCGGTCTTGTTGACTTCCGCGATCAGTCGGGCCATGGTATCCAACCGGCCCGACTCTTCCAGCAGGTATTTAAGCTCGCTTTGGTAGTTGTTGTACTCTACGTGATCCACTAACTGCACGATGTTCACGTGACACTGGGCCAGCACACCGCGATCCTGTAACTCTGCGGCGGCTAATCTCGATACCACGGAACCCAGGCTCACATGTATAGCTTGGAACTCAAATTGTTCTTTGGGAATAGTACCGGTCAACCCCCATCGAATCGGCACTTGCGACATCACGCCTGTCAGCAAGGTTTTCAATGCATCGGCCTTGGCCATGTGTACTTCGTCCACGATCACGCACACCACCCCTTCCAAGAACTCACCGATGGTGATGTCCACATCACCTTTCTTGGTGTTCTTTAACAGCACATTAAGACTCTGCCATGTGCAGATGGTATGTGTGCGACCAAACTCTTTGCGATCACCGAAGAACACGCCCACATCCAATTCCATGTTGATGTAGTCTTTTTCTGTCTGTGTCACAAGGCTCTTGTTGGGCACTATGACTATGCTACGTCCATACGGCGTCACAGCATGGCTCAGGGCCGCTGTCATGATGGTCTTGCCCGCACCCGTGGCCACTTCCTGCAGACATTGGGGATTGTTCAAGAAATTGTTGACTATCTCCACCTGATAGTCGCGCATCATTATGGGTTCGCCCACCTGTGGATGCCCTTTAGGCCATTTGATATGCTGGAACGAATCTTCCCGCACAGGTTCAAACTCAAACGTGGTGCGATATTCCCGCTGATCATCCAGTTCAATGTCGTAGTTGTATTCTTCCAAGATGGGTATGATTTCGGGTAGCAGGTTTACGTAAGTGCTACCACCCAAATTGAAGAAACTTACTTTGCCATCCCACCTCCCCAATCTCACTGCAGGAAGATAACGGGCATAAGGAACATCGTATTTGAATTGGTTTACCAGTTTGCGTCTTACGTCTAATTCCAGTCCGGATATCTTGACGTTGACTTCATCTGTGATTGTGAGGATTGCCTGTCGCATGGTATAAGTGTACAGGCTTTATTTAACAAAGTCAAAAAAGCAGGTGCCGTTTTAAGGACACCTGCATCAAAACCAAATCGCCTAGGAGCTAGACTTTGTGACGATTTGGGTATTACTCTAATTTACCTCTTAATGCTTCATGCAGGTTGATTCTGCAAGGGCTTGCCAGTTGGCGCTGATCTTGGTCAAGTCTGCCAGTTTCAGTGCCATCCGCAGACTGATCTCGCGGAGTTTGGTATGATTGTCGGTCATGAACTGCACGATCTCTTCGCCTTGCTCGGGCGTGAAGTCGTAGTCTTTGAATAAGTCACCTTTGCGGAAGATCTGGCGGATGCGCAGGATCTTGTCGCGGGTGGTATCCAATGTCAGATCCAGGAAGTGACAGCGTGATTGCAGGGCCTCTAAGTGGTCTTGCAGTTTCTTGCTTTTGAGGTGGTCAAACTTCAAGTTCGTGATAAAGATCACTGAGCCTTTGAAGTCGAACTGATCGGGCACACCTTCGCGGCGCAACATGCTAGAATCAGCGTTCCAGTGGATGCGGCGCTTCTTGCCCGAATCCAGCGCGGCCTTGAGGATGTTCAGCGCCACATCGTCCAACAGGATCGAGTCACAGTCGTCAAACACTAACACGTTCTTGGGATCGGAATGTTTATACAAGGTGCAATAGAGTCCAATGGGAGTCATGGCACCTTTGATGACTTCGTATTTGATCTTCTTACCAGAGATCTGGTCAAACATGCCAGCCTTCTCCAGTTGGTATTCCACGCCGTAGGATTTACCGACTCCGGGAGGGCCTACAACGATCATGGCACGGATGTCGCCTTGGATGGCCGCTTTGGTCATGTCGTCCAGGATGGAAAAACGCTTCTCAATCCGGTCCATGACTTCTTCGTCGGTCTCTTCGGGCTTCTTGAATTCTACGACCTTGTCTTCTTTGCTCACTCGACGGGCTCCTGTGATTTCAATGTCTTCGATGGAATCTACGCGGATACGTATCTGATCGGGCATGCCCGGAAATGCGCCATCGTTGGCTACCACGACGTTACCACCCTTGGCGTCTGTTTGGAAATCACGCACCAGGGCAAAACTCATACCAGAAACGCTTTGCCGACGATATTCACCGTTACGGATTAAAACTTGGGTCATTTGCTAGGCTCCTATAACTGTTATTATTCTATTATTATACAAAAATGGGATTTATTGGTCAACCGCTGCTAAAACGCTAGGTTAGTGGGTACTAACCAATTCCCATGGACCCGGATTTAGGATTTACTGTGGTTTTTTTGCCACTACCCTGGACACGACCGGGGGCGGAGTATTCATGCATCATAACCCATATTTTAGGCTAATGGGCATTTCTGGTCAACCATAAAAAACCCTGCTCCGAGCAGGGTTTTGATTTTATGATCGTTGAAGGATCAAGAGGCAGTTGGAGGCACCAATGGAGATTCAATTCCGGGCTGTATATTGAGAGTCGCAGTAAAAGTTGATCCGTTTCGAATGACCCACCCCCATTGTCCAGTGTATTCTGGATTGGGCGGTCCGTCTTGAAGGACGCCGTCGATTTTTTCATCTGTGAAAGGATCAGAATAAGTGACGCCGTCGATAGTAGTTTGATAGAACATAGCAAATTCGTCTGAGCCACTAGAATACGTGTTTACGTTTCCTTGTGCATCTGTGATATACACATTGGAATAGTTGGCCAGAGTCTCAGACAGAAGCAGATCCCCGTTAGCCACAGAGATTTCCAATGGTAGGGTACCGTTGAACGAAACATCCGGTCCTACAAAAGAACAGAGTTCGACCCCATGTGCTTTCCACGGTGTTTCTTGATCGATAGTTTCCACAGGTCCTGAAAAAACTGTCTGCGAATCTAGTTTAACAGTGATAGTAACTGAGGTGTTACCGTAACCTTGCCCATATTGTTTAAAAGTACGACTGGTCATATTGCTCTCCAATTTCTTTTATTTATTCATGATGAATCTCTTTAATAATATCCGTCATTATCTACATACATAAATATTTCCCATGCAAAATGTTGTGACTAAAACAACATTTTGCATGGGAAATATTTATG